GATTGACACCAATAACCTCCTGATTGATGACACCCCGGGTATTTCACTGGCGCATGTCATGGCTGAGTCACGTCGCATCAAGCGCGAACGCGGCAAGGTCGGAATGATCCTCGTTGACTACCTGACGCTGATGACTGCCGATAAGGCCGAGCGAAATGACCTGGCTTACGGGCTGATCACCAAAGGCCTCAAGACGCTGGCGAAGGAGCTGGATTGCGTCGTCGTTCTCCTGACTCAGCTTAACCGCGAGCTTGAGAAGCGAACCAATAAGCGCCCCTTGCCGAGTGACTCCCGCGACACCGGACAGATTGAACAGGACTGCGATTACTGGCTGGCCATATACCGGGAGGGCGCCTACGACGAGAACGCAAACCAGAGTGACACAGAGCTCCTCCTGCGCCTTAACCGGCATGGTGAGACTGGTGTTGTCTATTGCGAGCAACGTCACGGGGCGATTTATGACTGCGATCAGGAGGCTGCCAGTCAGCGCCGGCGCGAGAAAGAGGAAAAACCAACCAAGCGGGGTGGATTTTGATGAAAAAGAACTCGGGCAAACAAGCCGTTATTAACTTCATCGGCCAGCATCCTGGCTGCAGCTTTCAGGATATCCGCCGAGGAACCGGGCTTGACTCTTCAGTGGTCAATTCCTCCCTGTGGCAGATGCACCGTGACGGCCAGGTAAAGCGTGAAGGTGAGTGCAGGAGCTACCGCTACACCCTGATCGACACAACAGCCGTAACCGACAGCGATCCGTCGTTTCAGTATCGCCAGCGTCCTGGCGGCGTAAACCCAATGACCAACCTGTTTAACCAGTGCCTGGCGGGAGTAAGGAAATGAACATCTCAACAATTAACGAGCTCATCACCTGCTCGGCGAACGGGTGCGGAACGTGATGGCGGATACTGACAACGAGCATGATTTAACTGTCGACTTCGCTCGTAATATCCTCCTGCAAATCGGCTGTAAACCTGTGCAGATTGTTAAGCGAGTTTATTCAGAAGCTGAGTTTGAACGCCGTCGTCAGTCACTGATGAAGCGCTTGCCAAAGAAACAGACAATTCGAATGGGTGCATATCGTGGCGTAATCATGTCATCACTGGCCAGGCCAGAAACAAAATTTGGACAGGCCTGGCTTTGAACAGCTGAGCGCACCGGAGTACAAGGTGCGCCTGATGGACAGCCGGAAAATTCTTTAGGATAAAGAAGAGATCAAAGAGACGTTGGGTCGGTCGCCGAACAACGCTGATGCTTATGTGCTGACCTATGCTTACCCGATGATGAAGAAACAGTTCAACACGACGGGGCTGCAGCAGGGGCGCGTAATAACTGTTTACGCCCCTTACTCTTAGTGAGAATTTCTCAATTTCTGCTCGTGATCTAGCCCTTTGCTTACTAGTTCCTTTATATCGCTTTTTAACATGAAATACCCTTCATTGCTCCTACCTCTGGTAGGGTCATCAGATTCAACATAACTAAAAATCTGAGTGGTTTTTTCTTCTAATTCCTTAAATATTTTTCTGTAATTTTCGCACTCAACTTTATACATATCAAGCATTACCATGTTGCTGAAGTAAAATGCATATTTTTGATTTGTTTCATCAAGTTTGCTATTAATCAGAGATTCCTTTGTGGTTAAAAGGTTTTCTAATTCTATATTCCTATTTATTATTCGCTCAATTCTCTGGACGCTTTCCCTTTCTGGTGCGACTTTTTCTTGGAGTAAGGTTATTTCTTCAACAACTCCTTTTCTTCTCTTTTCTTGCTCGCTTAAAATCGTTTCCATACTTTGCTTCTGCTTTTCAAGTTGAGCGACTTCAGTTTTTAGCGTGGCATGCTGGGTTTGCAATTCTCTAATGTTATATTTTGACTCTGCTGCTCTTTCTGCTGTTGAGAATTTTGTCTCCTCTGTTTTCGATCTTTCAACTGCTCTGAGCCCCTCATTTTTTTCAAACTCTGTAATTATAGCACCCTGAAGCTGGAGTCTCTTAACCTCCTTTTCAGAATCTACTTTCTCAATGCGGAAAGAAATACCCTTATGAATTAGTGTAAGAACCCAAGAGAAAACAGGGTAGCTAAGGGTGAAAAATATTGAGAAAAATAAAGGAAACCATAAGCTATGTGTGTGGGGTATGCTAAAAGACGTAAATGGTATAAGGGTATTGTCAGGGATTGATTTTTTTATAAATTCTATTTTCTTTAAAACATCATCATCCGAAAGTAGCATGTAAGCAATTTTATTCCAGTTCCAGTAAACCCAGGATATAATCAAACTTCCAAAAAATGGATTTTTTGCCCTATATACAAAAGCCTCTTGGACTGGTGTAATTATTGCATCTTTAACTGATGAAACAACATCCTTCAACGATTCGCTCATTATGTGTAACCAGATTGGTAATTGTTGTTAACCAATAATAACCAACTGTAGTTGTTAGGAATAGTCCAGACGAGCAAAAAAATGCTCGGACGAGCCTGGCGAAACAGGGATGATGGAAAGTGCCGCCCTTGGCTGGGTGTCACAGGTTTTACACATAAAGTCATCGCAATGGCGTCCTGCTGTAAAGGGCGGTGGTCAGAAAGGGAATAACTGCCACCGCCAAACATGCACTGGAACGACCGGGAGAAGAGCATCAAGTTACCCCGCGCATCCGATCCGCGCTATCTGGAAATGGCTGAGCAGAACGCCAAGAAATAGCGATTTTCTCGTATATGCTCATTTTGCTTTTATCCCCGGGAAGGGCGATAATTACCTCGTCAGCCTGAGCAACTGACACGATTATCCGGCGCCAAGTGGGGACACATGGCGCACAAAACCTTACAGCAATCTCTGTCACTGATGGCGAAAGCCACCGGCGATTTTCTGCATTCAGCGTTTGGCCTCTGCGGAGGTGAAGCGTGAAGCAACAATTCTGCCTTATCAACGACAACGTTAAGCGTAACGTCGTCAACTTCATCCAGTCTCTGCCCGTCGACCACCGATCGCCGCTGATTATCGAGGCGCGCGAAGAAAGCCGCACCGACAAACAGAATCGCCTTATGTGGCCACTTTTGAAAGACCTGAGCGATCAGGTGATCTGGCACGGCGAAAAGCTGGAGCCTGAGGAGTGGAAAGACCTCATCACTGTGCTGGTCAGCCAGATGCAAAACCCGGAGCGTGAACAGAAATCCGCCCCGGGCATCAATGGCGGCCGTGTCTACTTCGGCGTTCGTACCTCTCAATCCAGCAAGCGCTACATGGTCGAGGTGATCGAGGCGATCTACTGGTTCGGCACCGAGCACAATGTGAAGTTCAGCGAGAAGTCCAGCAGTCGGATTGCATGGGCCCATGAGTGGAGGGCTTCGCATGCACAGTCTGCTCGCTAAGGTCATGGATCGCGGCATCTTCCGCGTGCCGGCGCGCCGCAAGCGCAAGGTCGAAGTTAAGCCTTCCGACATCCCGACCCTGAAAGACTACACCGCCCGCCTGGTCGATAAGAAGTGGCTCCGCCTGAGAGCAAGGAGGCCACATGCTTAAACGCGCTCAACGCCGGTGCAAAATCTGCCGGGAAAAATTCACCCCAGCATTCGAAAACCATCGTTGGTGCTGCCCTGAGCATGGCGCTGAATTTGCCATGCAGGAACTGGAGAAGAAGCGCGAAAAGCAGGCTCAGGCGAAAGCGAAGAAAGAACGCGCAGCCTGGCGCAAGCGCAAAGCAGCGGTGAAGCCTCTCCGACACTGGGAAGACATGACCCAGCGCGTCGTTAACGACTATATCCGCGAGCGTGACCACGATCTGCCATGCATCAGCTGCGGCACGTTCGAAACGGTTCAGTGGGAGGCCGGTCATTACCGATCCCGCGGGAAGGCGTCTCACCTGCGCTACAACGAGGACAACATTCACAAGCAGTGTCATCACTGCAACGTGCAGATGTCAGGTAACCAGCAGCAGTACCGCATCGCCCTGGTAGAGAAAATCGGCGCTGAGCGCGTCGAGGCGCTCGAAAACAACAATGCCCCTCACCGATACACCATCGAAGAACTGGAAGGCATCAGGCGCCATTACAGCGCGCTACGCCGTGCGCTCATAAAACAACGGGAGGCTGCATGAGCACAGAAACCGAAATTGAACTGGGAAAGGTTGTAGCTTTCCCAGCGAAGAATAACGACCTGCAGGATGGGCTCGTTATTCAGCGCGAAGGTAAGAAGGTGATGTGTCTGCACTCCACCGTTTGGGTTAACGAAAAGGACCGGACCTTACGCTGCAGGAAGTGCGAAACATTGATCGAACCTTTTGACTTCTTGATGACGCTCTGTGACCAGGAGTCTCGCTACATGGAGAGCGTGAAATATCTCCGACGGGAAGAAAAGCAGCGCCGCCAGAACATCGAGAAACTCATTCAGATTGAGAAGAACGCAAAGTCCCGAATTCGCCGTGCCGGGGATAAGTCTCCGCTTCCTCTCTGGCAGAACGAGAGGGTTGACGAATGAGCCGTGACGTTATCGAACGCATCCGCGACCGCTGGCAAAAGCTCCGCCTCCTGCGTAGCCGCGGCACCGTACTGGTTGACTACCGCGTACTGAGAAATTTCGTACGCATCTATCAGACCCTGGGAGAGACAGCATGACAGCTCAATACTTGGAATTTGTTCGCCAGCAGCTGATAGTGGCCACCGCTGATCTGAGCGGCGCGACGAAAGGGCAACTGGTAGCCTTTGCAGAGAACGCTCAATTCACCGCTACGGCGCGCAGCCGGGGACGGAAGAAGGTGTATAGCGAGGCGAAGCAAAAAATGGTTAACCCGGATGGACCGCCGATGAGCGGCAGCCAGTCGCGCGCTAAGGGTTCGTCGATCGCCCTCGTTCTCCCTGTTGAGTATTCTACGGCCAGCTGGCGCCGGGCTCTGCTGTCGCTGGAAGAGCATCAGAAAGCATGGTTGCTCTGGAACTACAGCGAGAACATCCGCTTTGAGTATCAGGTAGCGATAACACAGTGGGCGTGGGAAGAATTCCGTGGTCAACTCGGCGCTAAGAAAGTGGCCGGCAAGACGATGGAGCGGCTGAAGAAACTGACATGGCTGGCGGCGCAGGACGTCAAAGCCGAACTGGCAGGGAGGGAGACGTATGAATACCAGGCGCTGGCGGAACTGGTTGGCGTAGCAAAGTCCACATGGACAGAAACCTACCTCCCTCATTGGCTGGCGCTGCGCAGTAGTTTTGTGAAGCTAGATAGCGATTCTCTCATATCGGTAACGCGATCGCGTTCACAACAAAAGGCGACAAATTTAGATGTAAGTCTTGCAAAACCGAACTGAAAGGCATATATTTCGTGTAAATCTGATATCGTCGCCATAGCTTCGATTGTCGACCAAATTGAGAGCCTCGCCATCGTGCGGGGCTTTTCCGTTTCTGGAGAAAGAAATGTCCGAACCGGTAATCGAAACTCTCACCTTCAGGCCGGCGAGCGAAATGCCTACGGTTGATATGGATGGTATGGATGTAATCGTATTTAACCCCTGCGATGGTTGGCATCATGCTGTGGTGCGAGTGTGCGAGGATGATAAGGGTGAAGAGCCGCCGTACATTTCAATCGACGATCACTATTATAACGAACTCAGGCCCCACGAATTTTACGTGGCATGGGCTTTACTGCCTGAAAGCTTGTCGTTCGGAGACAAGTTTATAGACCAGAAAGGCCCTTGCTGGATGTTTGAGAATAAGCTGGTTTAGCTCAGCAGGTAGAGCGCCTGCCTTGTAAGCAGGATGTCGGCGGTTCGATTCCGTCAATCAGCACCAATTCAGCGCCATTAGCTCAACCGGAGAGAGCAATAGCCTTCTAAGCTATCGGTTTCAGGTTCGAGTCCTGAATGGTGCGCCAGATAATGGCCTGACCTGATGACGGGCTCATAATCCAATCCATCAGGGGCGCTGCTGCAACAGCGTCGCAGGCCGCCAGACCCAGCCAGGGTATTTTCGGTCATCACCGACATTGCTATTACCCTCATGCTTATTGCCTGCCTAACTGCAGGCTTTTTTATTTTCAGGGTCGCGGGAATCATCATCGACACGCTTCGTTGTTAAATCCAGCCCGACGGGCCTGACCCCTTTTAAACACACACAGCGCCATCCGTCATTAACGGAGGTGAGGCTTATGCGAATGCCCTACAAACAAGATTTCATCGCCGCTCTGCTGGCAGCTAAGGAGCAGGGTATCGGCGCAATACTGGCTTTCATCATGGCGTATTTGCGGGGCCGCTATAACGGTGGCGCCATGGCGAAGACGCTCATCGATGCGGTCATGTGCGCGATGATCGCATGGTTCGTCCGTGACCTTCTCGACTTCATTGGCCTGAGCAGCAATCTCGCTTACATCTCCAGTGTCTTCATTGGCTACATCGGTACTGACTCGATCGGCAACCTGATTAAGAAGTTCGCCGCCAGAAAAGCAGGGGTTGATGATGCTGGAACTCAATAAGCAGCGCAGAGCATTTCTGGATATGCTCGCCTGGTCAGAGGGTACTGACAAGCCAGGGCAGAACACCAAAAACAAGGGTTATGATGTCATTGTCGGCGGATCGCTTTTCTCAGACTACAGCGACCACCCTCGAAAACTGGTCAACCTACCCAAGTTGGGCATCAAATCTACCGCGGCTGGGCGTTACCAGTTGCTTTCAAAATGGTGGGATGCGTACCGGAAACAGCTTGGACTGAAAGACTTCTCTCCAGCCTCACAGGACCAGGTGGCACTGCAGCAAATCAAAGAACGTGGCGCGCTGCCGCTCATCGATAACGGGCAGATTCGGCAAGCTATCGATCGTTGCAGCAACATCTGGGCGTCATTGCCCGGGGCAGGCTATGGCCAGTTTGAGCATAAGGCAGACAACCTGATCGCAAAATTCAAAGCCGCTGGCGGCGTTGTAGCCGAAGTACAACCATGAACCGGCTAATCGCAGTAATCAGCGCCGTACTGATCTGCCTGATAGTCAGCCTCGGCTGGATGGTCAGTCACTACCACGACAACGCCACCGAGTTCAAAAGGCAGCGGGACAAAGTGACTGAGCAGCTCAGCCTGGCGAACGACACCATCGCGGACATGCAGACCCGCCAGCGAGACGTCGCAGCGATCGATGCCAAATACACGAAGGAATTAGCCGATGCAAAAGCTGAGAATGATGCTCTGCAGCGCAAGCTTGATAATGGTGGTCGGGTGCTCGTCAAAGGCAAATGTCCAGTGTCAGCCGCAACCCAAACCACCGGCACCGCCAGCATGGGCGATGATGCCACCGTCGAACTCTCTGCAGTTGCTGGACGAAACGTTCTCGGTATCCGGTCCGGAATCGTCAGCGACCAAACAGCCTTGAAGGCTCTACAGGAATACATCACCACGCAGTGCCTGAAGTAAGGCATTACAGAGCCACTTCCAGAGGTGGCTCGATAATGTCACAACGGGGTAATCCATATGAGCACCACTGGAATCCTAATGGCGGAAATTACGCTTCGCCCATACATGAAGCCGCTGCTCATCCTTTCAGTGCTTTTGCGCTGGGGCTGGCTCACTAAGAAGTGCATCCGGATTACCCCTGTAATTGGCAAACAGGCGTAAATATAAAGTTCTGCAAATGGTGCCATCAAAGCGCCATTGACAGAGTTTTATGTAAGTTTCAAGCGTAGCTGGTGTCGCCATTCCCCGGTGATATATCCAAACAACCAGCAGGAAATTCTGAAATGGCTAAGAGTTTGATTGATCACTACGTCGTGAATATCTATCCGGTGTCAGATGGCTCGCAACCCCTCTGTATTTCCATTACCACCCCCGTTAAGCCGATAATTGAACATGGGTTCATTCATTGTCACTTTGACGACGATGGAGTGGATAAGCGAGAGGGATTCAACCTCAAAGATATCTCTCGTTACACCATCGTTACAGTAATGGCGGAATAGATAAATGGCAAAGCTCACCGACAAACAAGAGCTGTTTGCCCGTGAGTACCTGAAAGATTTAAATGCCACTCAGGCAGCTATCAGGGCGGGCTACAGTGAAAAGACCGCCCGCTCCCAGGCTAATCGCCTATTGACAAATGTTGACATCGAAAATCGCATAGCTGAGTTGAAGTCTGTTCGCAATGAAGCGGTTGGCATAGATGCTTCCTACGTACTGAAGCGCCTGATTGAGATTGATCAGATGGATGTTCTCGACATCATGACTGATGACATGAGTCTGAAGCCTGTCTCAGAGTGGCCTGCGTCATGGCGGCGCTATCTCAGTGGGTTTGACCTTGCAGAGATGTTCGAAGGCCGTGGTGATGACCGTGAAATGGTCGGCATCCTGAAGAAGATAAAGTGGCCTGACAAGGTGAAAAACCTTGAATTGCTAGGCAAGCACGTCGATGTTCAGGCATTCAAAGAAAGCGTGAAGACAGAGCAGACCGGCACATTGCAGGTTGTCAGCTATTCACCTGGCGACTACGCAGCAGCTCAAAAGGCGCTTGAGGAAAAACTAACCGACCTGGACTAAGCCTATGAGCGGAATTATCGAGTGGGATGACCTGTCATTCCCGGAGCGCGTGATCATCCGTTCAAAGTCCACGAAGTCATTCCTGAACTTCACCCGGATATGGTTCGAGCTGATTCAGGGCGATCGGCTGCTGGTTAACTGGCATCACCGCCTGATGGCTTCGAAAATTGATGATCTGCTTGCCGGGCGCCTTGTCCCGCGAAACCTGATTATCAACATCCCGCCCGGCGGTACAAAAACAGAGTTCTTCTCCATCCACTTCCCGGCGTATGTCAACGCCCTGGTGCAGGAGAAGCGGCTTAAACGCTTTCGCAACCTGAATATCTCTTTTGCTGACACGCTGGTAAAGCGTAACAGCCGGCGCACCCGTGACATTATCGCCAGCCGTGAATATCAGGAGTTCTGGCCCTGCTCGTTTGGTGTCAACCAGGCTGAAGAGTGGGAGATAAAGGACGAGCGAGGGCGCTCTATAGGCCAGACGGTATCGCGCTCAAGCAACGGGCAGATCACCGGTGGTCGTGGTGGCTACTACGGACCAGAGTTCTCCGGCATGGTGATGCTGGACGACTACAACAAGCCGGTGGACATGCTCAGCGAGTCCCGACGCAAAAGCGCGAATACGCTGCTGGTAAACACCATTCGATCACGCCGCGGCGATAAGTCGAAAGAGCACCCGACGCCATTTGTAAGCATTCAGCAGCGTCTGCACACCGACGACGCAACGGGCTTCATGCTTGCCGGCGGGATGGGTGTGCCGTTTCACCATGTCGCTATACCAGCCATGATCGACGAGAAGTACATCCAGTCGCTCGATGAGCCATGGCGTTCGCTTTGCTGGGAAACGGTCAAAGATACCGATTCTGTGGTCGTTGGAGGCGTTCGCTACTGGTCTTACTGGCCGCAGATGGAAGACGTAAACGACCTCCTGCAGTTGTGGGAAAAGGATCGCTATACCTTCCTGTCGCAATACCAGCAAAACCCGATGGCGCTGACAGGCGGGATCATCGACACCAGCTGGTTCAGAACGTACACCACGCTGCCGAAGCTTACGCATCGTGCCGTGTATGTCGATACGAACAGCGGGAAGGTAGAGGACTGGCTGGATTACACCGTGTTTACGCTGGCTGGCATGGGCGTGGACGGTAATCTGTACATCATCGACGTCGTTCGCGGTCGGTGGGACCCGGAAGACCTCCTGAAGAAAGCAGAAGAGGTCTGGGAAAAGTGGCGCCTCTCTGGCTCCATGCGGGTTATGCCGCTGCGTCATATGGCCATTGAAGAGAAGCAGGCCGGACAGGGCCTCATCACCACTCTGAAAAAACGTAGCCAGACTCCCGGACAGCTCGCCATCCCGGTGAGGGAAATCCCGCGCGGCACCGGGCAGAACAAGCTCGTTCGCTGCCTTAACGTCATCCCCCAAATCAAAACCGGAAAAGTGTTCGTCCCCGCGACGCACACCGACGACGGACAGAAGCTTTCCAGCATCTTCTACGAGGACGGCACGATCGCAGGCTCAACGGAGTGGGTGCTGACGGCGATGACGGAATGCGCTGCTTTCTCCGCTGATGACAGTCACGACAACGACGACATCCTCGATACCTGGATGGACGCAATCGACGACAACCTGATTTCCGGCCCGCAGCCGATGGTTATCGACCCGAATCAACTCAGGAGAATTTAAGTGTGGTGGTTTAAAAAGAAAGAAGTCGCCGCGCCTGAGCCGGCAAAAGAACCTGAAGCACCGAAGGTAGGGATCAGGCCCGAGGCCGTGGCCGAAGTCCGCGCATTACCGAAAAGAGAGTTTCAGCGCTACGAGCCGCCGAAAGGGGTGATCCCCGAGGCTATCAAAAGCGCCATTCTGGCAATGGACTCCACGCCTTACGATGATCTCAATGCTGCATATGGCGGTTACGGCTATGGCGACTTTGATAGCTTTCCCGGCTACCCGTACCTGGCCACGCTGGCGCAGAAGCCTGAATATCGCAAGATGGTCGGCACCATCGCCGAAGAAATGACCCGCAAATGGATAAAGCTAAAAACTGTCGGCGGTGAAGACAAGGCGGATAGGGTAAAACAGCTTGAAGAGGCCATGAAGCGGTTTAAGGTGCGCGAGCGCTTTAAAGAAGCCGCAGAGCATGACGGCTACTTCGGCGGCGGCCAGATTTACATCGACGTTCGTTCGCCGCGGGGAATCTCTGCGTGGATGGATGACAACGAGCTGCAATCGAAGCTCTTCATGAGCGACAAGAAGATCACGAAAGGCAGCCTGCAGGGGTTCAGGGTCATCGAGCCCATCTGGACCTATCCGGGGATTTATAACTCCGACAACCCGCTGAGCCCGGATTTCTACAAGCCGACGCAGTGGTTTGTCATGGGACGGACCGTACATGCAAGCCGGATGATTGATTTCGTCTCGCGGCAGGTACCTGATCTGCTGAAAGCATCGTATAACTTCCGCGGACTGTCTCTCTCGCAGATTGCTGAGCCATACGTCAATAACTGGCTTCGCACCCGCGACAGCGTCAGCGACATGATTCACTCCTACTCGATACCGGTTTTCGGTACGGATATGAGCCAGATCCTGACAGGTGGCGCAGCGGATACGCTGATTGCCCGCCTGCAGGTTATGAATCAGTGTCGTGATAACCGCGGGGCGTTCGCTGTCAATAATGACAAGGAAAAGCCGGAGACCGTGGAGTTCGTCAGCGCCCCTATCGCCGGCCTTGATGCCCTGCAGGCCCAATCGCAGGAGCACATGTCAGCGGTTTCGAGCATCCCGCTCGTCAAACTGCTGGGCATCACTCCAAATGGCCTTAACGCAACGTCTGACGGCGAAATCCGCGTTTTCTACGACTACATTCACGCTCTGCAGCAGTCTGTTTTTAAAGACAACCTGAAGCTTGTGATGGACATCATTCAGCTCTCTGAGTTTGGCGACATTGACGATGGCATAACCTTCGACTTTGAGCCGCTGTACGAAATGAGCGCCAAAGAGCGGGCGGAAATTCGCAAAGTAGACGCTGACACGGACGCTGTCTATGTGGGCGCCAGCGTGCTCTCTGGCAATGAAGTCCGCGAAAAAATTGCCGGTGATCCGGATTCGCCCTATCACTCTCTGGACCTGAATGATGACCTCGAAATCGAAGACGACTACGACGAAGAGGAAGAAACAGACCCTGACGATAAGGGCGGTTCATCCTAACGCTGGCGTCGAAGCATGGTACCGCCGACAGCTTGATAAGCAGGTGCAGGAAATGCAGGCATCCGTTGTCTACTGGCTGTCGGCAAACTATCGGGCCAGCGGCGCGGCTGTCGCCATGGATGCATCACCTGCAGTGATGATGCGTAATGCCATGCAGAAACTGGCTAAGCGCTGGACGCGGCGGTTTGATGACATGGCGCAAAAGCTGGCCGACAGGTTCGCTAACGACGCCATGAAAAACGCGGATGCTTCACTGGCCACAGCCTTCAAAGATGCGGGGTTTACTGTCGAGTTCAAAATGACCTCGCAGATGAATAACGCTCTTCAGGCGACCATCGCCGAGAATGTCGGCCTAATCCGATCCATCCCCGAGAAGTATTTCACCGAGGTGGAAGGGCTGGTTATGCGGGCGGTAGCGCGTGGGCGCGACCTGTCCTATCTCACCGATGAACTCCAGAAGCGATACGGGATTACCCGGCGCCGTGCGGCGTTCATTGCCCGAGATCAGAACAACAAGGCCACCTCAGTCGTTCAGTCTGCGCGACAGCGGGCGCTCGGCATTACCCAGGGAATATGGAAGCACTCCCATGCAGGTAAAAAGCCTCGCCAGTCCCATGTAAAAGCTAATGGCAGGCTGTTCGACCTCTCGGAAGGAATGCTCATTGATGGCGAGCACATCATGCCAGGCGAATTACCAAATTGTCGTTGCACCTGGGAGGCTGTCATTCCAGGGCTTTCAAAACAGGATTGAGCAATGAACCCCACAGAGTGCTTAGCTTTCGATCGCGCCTCTGTGCGCACCATCGACGCAAATGGCCGCCTTCAGATTTCACGAACGAATATCAGCAAGGCAAACGTCAACGCCTACTACGGACGAGAGATACCAAGAAGCGAAGAGCTTGGGCTCGATCCCAACAAACTTTACCGGCTTTGGCGCCACCCGGACGAGCTCCGGAAAGCAGCCAAAACCTTCAATAACATCCCCGTGCTCAGCAAGCACATCCCCGATTTTCCCAATGACCCGCCAAATGAATTTCGTGTTGGCGTGACGCACTCCAATGCGGAGTTTGACGGCACGTATCTCACGGTTGGTATGTCGATCTGGGATAACAGCGCGATTGCTGGAATTGAGAGCGGAGAGCAGCGAGAGCTATCTGCATCGTACAAGTACGTCGCAGACATGACCCCGGGTGTCACCCCTGACGGCGAGCCTTATGACGGCGTTATGCGTGACATTTTCGGAAACCACGAAGCGCTGGTCCCTGACGGCCGCGCAGGGCCAGATGTACTGGTCGCAGATTCATTACCACCGGAGCTTAACCACATGCGTAAACATAAGGCAGAGGCGATCCGCGCCACCCTTAAGCCACTTCTGGCGCAGGATGCTGATCTGGAGGCAGAAGTCCGCAAAGCTCTTCTGGCTCTTGATGAGGCCGAAAAGAAAGACGAAGAAGAAAACAAAACCGCCGACGACGAAGACGACGACGAGAAGGACAAGAAAAAAACGGCGGACGATGAGGACGACGAAGAAGACAAGGACAAGAAGAAAACCGCCGAAGATGAAGACGATGAAGAAGACGACAAAGTCTCCAAAACGGCGATGGACTCTGCGATTCGTCTGGCGGCCGACAGCGCAACTAAAAAGGCTGCGGAAAACTTCCGGAAAATCCGTGAAGCAGAGCAGGTTGTCCGCCCGCTGATCGGCGACGTCGTTGCCATGGACTCAGCCGAAGATGTCTATCGCACCGCTCTTGAACAGAGCGGTGTGGATATCGCCGGCGTTCACCCGTCCGCTTATCCGGCGATGGTCAAAATGGCGATCAGCCAGAAAGAAAATTCACGCCCTGTCATTGCGCAGGATTCCGCTTCCGTCAGTGAGTTCGAAAAAGCATTCCCGACCGCTGGCAAACTGAAACGAGGTTAACATGGCAGGTTTTCAGACACGAATTAACCAGTATCCGGCCCCCGGCGTCGAAGGGGCCTTTGCTGGCACCAACCCTCACGCGACCTATCAGGCTGGCGAGGGCGCTCTGGTTGCTGGCGAGGATGGCCTGACTGTCGGCCGCTTCGCCTGGGACGTTGACGGTGTGGCTTCCAATGCCGGTAGCGGTGTTCCGTCTGGCTTTGTCCATCGTGATGGTCAGGCCTCGATCACCGTTTGGCTGGGTCAGGCATCCATGCTTATCCAGCCCGGCCGCGAAATCACCCTGATGGTAGCCGGTGACTTCTGGGCCAAAACGTCAACCGCTGCCACCCGCGGGCAGAAGGTTTTTGCATCCCTGACCACCGGTGAGGTGCAAGTTGCCGCAGCCGGCGCAACCGTGGCCGGTTTTATCGAGACTGCATTCTATGCCGCAAGCGATTGTGACGCTGGCGAGCTGGTCAAAATCAGCACCTGGAGCAAGTAATGAACGAATTTCAGCGACACTACGCCGCAGCCAGCGGGAAATATGGCATTGTGCTGCCCGGCGCGAAGGACTACCTGAAGCCGGAGTTTGCGGAGAATTTCGCGCTGGCGATGGATGCCCAGCCGCAAATGGTTACTGCGAATAACGCCGGTATCCCGGCCTACTTCACGAACTACGTCGATCCGGAACTTATCCGCGTTCTCGTAACGCCGATGAAGGCCGCAGAGATTATCGGTGAAGTGAAAAAAGGCGACTGGACGACGCTGACCTCGCAGTTCCCGATCGTCGAGTCGACTGGCGAAACCAGCGCTTACGGCGACTTCAACAACAACGGCATGACGTCCGCCAACGTCAACTGGGTGCCGCGCCAGTCGTTCCATTATCAGACTCACACCCGCTGGGGTGAGCGCGAGCTGGACATGTACGGCGCCGGGCGTATCGGCTATGCCGCAGAGCTCAACGTGGCCTCTGCGCTTGTGCTGAACAAGTTCCAGAACAAGTCCTACTTCTACGGCATCGCCGGACTGGAAAACTATGGTCTGCTCAACGATCCGTCTCTGAGCGCTCCGGTGACGCCGGCGGCGACTGGTTCCGGCGGTAGCGTTACCTGGGCAACGAAAGACGGGCAAGCCGTATATGACGACATCTCCGGTCGTCTCTATAAGCAGCTTGTCTCTCAGACCAAAGGCCTCGTAGAGCGTACCGATCGCATGGTGCTTGGCATGTCGCCGGAAATGGAAGTCAACCTGACCAAGACGAACCAGTACAACGTGAACGTCACCGATCAGTTGAAGAAAAACTTCCCGAACCTGCGTATCGAAACCGCTGTTGAATACAGCACCGACGCAGGTGAGCTTGTGCAGCTGATCGTTGAGCGGCTGGGTGAGCAGGACACCGCTTACGCAGCATTCACGGAGAAGATGCGCGCGCACGCTGTCGTGGTGGAAGAGTCTTCCTGGCGGCAGAAAAAATCCGGTGGCACCTGGGGTGCAATCATTCGTCAACCGCTGGGCATTGCCAGCATGATCGGGGTGTAACATGGCCGAAACAGTAACTGTAGGATGCAAACTGCCGAACGGCCTGATCCTGGAGCAGGGCGGCTACAAAGTGGAGCTTAACGGCTCCAATTCCTCTCTCGTTGTCGGCGGCTACGGCCTGACCGAAAACGTGGACAAGGAAGCCTTTGAGGCGTGGCTGGCAGTACATGCTGATCAGCCATACGTTCGCAAAGAGCTGGTGTTTGCCCAGGCGAAAACCAGCAGCGCCCAGGCGAAAGCGAATGAAAACGCTTCGGAGAAAACTGGTCTGGAAGGTCTGGATCAGAACAACCCGGCCCCGGGCGTTGAGAAGGCGGACAAAAAATAATGGCGATCGTTGTCTTTGATGTTGCCGCATTTCGTGAGCGTTATCCGGAGTTCGATGCCGTAAGTGAAACGCTGCTTAATGCGTACTTCACGGAGGCAACGATTTACCTTGATAACACGGACCGCAGCCTGGTTGCGGATGTTGCTGTCCGCGCCGTCTTCTTGAATATGCTGGTTGCTCACATCGCGGCTTTGAATTCAGGCGTAAACGGCGAGAAGGCTTCTGGTCTGGTAGGTCGGGTGGCAAGCGCATCGGAGGGGTCTGTATCGGTTTCGACTGATGCGGGGCCTTCCAGCGCGTCATCGTGGTGGTATCTACAGACGCCATACGGTGCAGCTTACTGGCAAGCTACAGCCCCTTATCGCACTGTGCGATATGTCCCTGGGTCCTCTCCTTCGATGTACCCTGGCCATTATAACCGCCGCTCTTTCATCCGGAGGTAGCTATGGATGGAATGTCAGGCGGAGATAAGCTGATGGAGCACCTGCAGTCGATCGCAAAGGGGCTGTCCTCTGGCGATGATTTGAAGGTTGGTTTCCTTGAAGGGTCCAAATACCCCGACGGGACGCCGGTAGCACTTGTGGCAGCCACCAACGAATTTGGCGGCACTGTAAAAATCCCGGCGCATACCAGGGATTTGAACTTTTACGTTCGCCGTGACGGCGTTTCTCGCTTCGCTAAGCCATCAAAGGCCAATTTCACGCAGTCAGTAATGATACCCGAGCATATCGTTACGATCCCATCCCGACCGTACTTCAGGAAGACCATTTCTGAACATGGTCCGGAGTGGGGCGGAGAGCTCGGGAAGCTCATGAAGGCAAACGATTTTGACGCCCGCAAAAGCCTGTCGCTGATGGGGGAGCGGATCAAGGGGCAGATTCAGTCGTCAATCATCGCTTTTTCTGAGCCGCCGAACGCAAAAAGCACGGTCGACAAAAAAGGGTTTAATGACCCGTTAATCGACTCGGCCCACATGCTGAACTCGGTCGACTACGAGGTGAAAGAGTGAATCTTCATTCCATAGTGCGAAGCGCCATTAGCGCGGTTAATCCTCGCGTCGAGGCGCAGATTTACCGCTCGATCGGCCCAACCAAAAATCCGGATTACTCGACCTCTCCGGGTTTCGATCCGCCAGTGACGATGATGGTGCAAAAGCAGGCGCTGAGTCAGGCTGATATCAGGCACATGGATAACATGAATATCCAGGGTGTGCTGGTCAGTATCTGGACGGATGGCAACTGGTGCGGGATTAACAGGGATCGGCAGCAGGGCGGCGATAAGTTCGTTATCGGCAATGAAACGTGGCTGGTTGTGGATGTGCCTGAAATCTGGCCGGACTGGACGAGGGTTATCGCATGTCAACAATTGACGTAGGCCTGCAGGTCACTGAAAGCGATCTGTTTAAGGCGACTGGCGATTTCCTTTCTGCCCTGTTTCCGGACGCAGAGATCACGCAGACTCAGCAAAATCAGACCCCCATGCCGAAAGGCGGCTTCATTACTATGACGCCGCTTTTTCTGACTGACCTCTCAACCAGTGCTGTCAATTACGAGTATGACGGCGTTAGCGATTACGGGAGGGCAGAACTTCGCCGCGTTGATGAATGGCAATGTCAGCTCGATTTCTACGGAGATCAGGCGCAAAACAATGCCACCATCTTTTCGCGCATTGCCCGCTCCGAATTCGCATGTACTTGGTTCAGGGAAAACGCGAATGTCCTGGTACCGCTTTATTCCGGCCCCCCGCGGCAAACATCGATGATCAACGGCGAGAAGCAGTGGGAATCCCGCTGGACGCTTGAATTCCACGCAAACCCGCTGATTGTCGTCAGCGTTCCTCAGCAGTTTATGACAGGCGCAGATGTGATATCGCAGCCGGTCGACGTGAGATTTCCTCCGGAGAAATAATAAATGGCAATTTCGCTATCAAAAATCGCCCAGATGCTTCCCGGCGTACTGAAGGCGACAGGGACAGCTATTGATCTCAATGGCCTGTTCCTGACCGACAGCGCATACGCGCCGGCTGGTGCAGTACCCTCATTTTCCAGTGCGGATGAGGTAAAGGCGTACTTCGGCAGCGCGTCGATTGAGTACACCGCCGCGGTGCTGTATTTCGCCGCATTCAACGGTAAAACACAGATGCCTGGCAAGCTGTATTTTAGCCGATTCAATACCGCAGCAGTGGCGGCATTCCTTCGTTCCGGATCGCACGCCGCGACCACGCTGGCACAGCTCAAGTTGCTTTCGGGTACGCTGACTCTGACCGTTGACGGTACGGAGGAGACTTCTGCGGCTATCAACCTCAGCGGCGCCACCAGTTTTGATAACGCGGCAGAGCTGATTGAAACCGGCATTGGCTCCTCGGTTGTAGTGACCTGGGATAGCGTGCTGAAGAAATTCATCATCACCTCTGCCACCACAGGCGTGGATAGCACCATTACCTTTGCCGATGAAGGTACGCTGGCCACAGGTCTTAAACTGACCGAAGCGACCGGCGCGGTAATCTCTCAGGGTGCGGCGCCGGCAGTGGTTGACGATATCTTTACTGCCATTCTGGCCAAAGAGCAGGACTGGGTATCATTCTCCACGACGTTCGCTGTCACCAAAGACCAGGCTAATGCGTTTGCGCTCTGGACAAACAGTCAGAACCACCGCTTTGCCTATGTCCCATGGGATGCTTCAGGAACGGCAATCGTGGCGGGCAGCTCGAATGCACTGGTGTACGACATCATCAACACCTACGCCTATAACGACACCTGCCCGGTGTATGGTTATCCGAACCACGCAGCAAACGCTATGGGGTTTGTGGCTGCGCTGAACTTCACGCAGGCCAATGGGCGCTGTTCTCTGAATGGTCGTCAGGTGTCCGGCCTGCTGCCGATGATCAGTAACGATACTGATTACGAGGCGGCCAAGGCCAACGGCTATAACTTCTACGGCAACTATGCCTCGAATGCCGTCGAAACCAACCAGTGGGCGCCCGGCTCTATTACCGGTGATTACGCCTGGCTTGACGCCTGGGCGGGTCAGGTATGGGTTAACGCTCAGCTTCAGGCGGCTCTTGTTGCGCTGTTCCAGCAGGCGAGCAATCTGCCCTACGCAGCAGCCGGAAAGGCTCGCATTGAGTCGTGCATGAAGCCGACCATTGAGCAATTCAGGGCGTGGGGTGGCATGACGGCGGGCACCGATCTTGACCAGTCGCAGATCGACCAGATTAACGCCATCGCTGGCGTAGATGTTACGGATTCGCTTCTGGCTGAAGGGTATTACGTCTACATCGGCCCGTTCACCCCGGCAATGCGCGCCGCGCGTACCAAGCCAACGGTTTACTTCTGGTACACCGACGGCGGGATCATCCAGGGTATCACCGTTAACAGCACGGAGGTGCAGTAATGGCCGGTCAAAATATTACGTCGGCTGACGCCATCATTGAGCTGGTAATCGCTGAGCTATACCCGTCTGGGTTTAACCTGGAACAATTCGAAGCGCAGAACATCTTCGAAATGGGCGATACCGACATGGCAGAGTATCAGCGTACTGCTGACGGTAAACTGCTGGGTGGTTTTGTTTATGGTGATCTGCCATGGACATTCCATCTGGCGGCTTCCTCGCCGTCGATTAAGTACATCGACAACTGGCAAACCACGCAGATGACCACACGGTCTGTACTGCGTGTCAATGGCACGGTGATCCTTCCTTCGCTGGGTAAAAAGTACATCATGACCAACGGTATCCTGCAGCGCGCGCGCCGCATGCCGTCTGCCGGCCGTGTTCTTCAGCCGGTAACTGGACTCATCCAGTGGGAAACTGTCACCCCGGCAGACTACTCAGCGTAAAAAAATCAGCCCGGCCAAGTCCGGGCTTTTTTATTCCCGCAATACCACGCGCTTCACACGCGCACATCACAACACAGAACCTTTCAGGATGACCCTTGAGGATACCGGTTTGGCTATCGGTGCCTTTCTGTGGGCCGGATTCCTGTGTGACAAGGTTCATCACTAAAAGGTAATTACCGAGATGTCTAATATCATCCCCATGAATTACGATGACCGTTCATTTCCTTTTACGGCTGACTGCTGGTTCAATGCCACGGTTGCCGCAAAGCATCACGGCAAGCTACCAAAGGACTGGCTAAAGACTGAGGCGACAAAAATTTATATCGCCGAATTGGCTGAGGAGCTTGGAATTGCTGGCTCCGGCGTAAAAGAGGATTTTTCTCCCCTTTTAGTCAGAGTGGAGAAAGGGCGAAACGGCGGGACCTGGCTTCATCCGGAGTTGGCGGTGGAATTCGCCCGCTGGTTGTCAGTAAAATTCGCCCGCGCCTGTGATCGTCATATTAAAAATCTGCTGCTGAGTAAAAACTTCCAGCTCACCGAAGATCAGATTGTCGGCTTGATGGTGTGCCAGCAACCAACTTCCTGGGAGAAGCGCTTTAAAGACCCATTCTACCAGGCGCTGTCGAAAATGTCCGGCCTTCCTTACTTTGGTCATGTTGGCGGTTGCCCGGCGCTGTTCGGTCAGATCACCGCTCGATGGGTGTACGGTGTCGCACTTCCCGATTATGTCTATCAGGCAGCAAAACAAGCCGCCGGGGACAGCAAGGAGAAGATTCACCAACATCTTAAGCCTGATGCACTGGAGAAGGTCGAGCAGCAACTGATCGCCGTTACCAACATTGCCAGTTGCAGCATTGACCAGAAGGACTTCGAGGCCCGTTGTATGTCCGCGTTTCCCGTTAAGGGTCAGATGAAACTGCTGTATGCGGCGGCGTGACCATGAATAACCGAATCGTTGAATGCGCCTCCAGAGCGGGGCGCGACTTCTCGGAATTCATGACAGGCGAGAAGAACATGATGGAGGCGCTGCGGTCGGCTGAAGAATTCACCGAGCAGTTACGCGTTCACGGCTGCGTTAATCACCACTTCATCAATTTCATGATGATGAAAGCGATAATGAAGGTATTTGACGACTTGCGCCGAGAGGAGCTGCGGGAAGAGCGACGACGCAAACGTGAAGAGAAGAAGAAATGAGCCCGCCACGGTGGGCTTTTTTATTGCCAGATAACTCATTCAGGAAACAAAAATGGCTCGTAAAAGCATCGTCTTCACGGTTGAAGCTGATAACCGTGACAAGGGTAAGCAGTTCAAAATCACCGAAATGCCGGCGAGAAAGGCCGAAGAGTGGGCGATCCGCCTGGCGTGCGCCGTGATTGGCGCCGGCGTTACCGTTCCAGACAATATGATGATGGCCATCGGTGCTGCGGTGGCGCCGGCCCCATCCGAGGATAACGCAGAAGCTCGCGAGCTGTACGAAAGCGTGATGGCCAGCGGTATGGCCGGACTCGCTCAGTGGGGTATCACTTCACTGGCTAAAGTTCCGTTCGCACAGTCAAAGCCTCTGCTTGATGAGTTGCTTGGCTGCGTGAAATTCCTCGGCGGTAATGGTATCGAAACTGCGCTTGTTGACGAAGGTCAGATCGAAGAAATAAGCACCTGGTCGCGCCTGAAAATCGAAGCCTTCAAACTCCATATCGCTTTTGTAGCAGCCACCGCAAGTTAGAAATCCCCTTATCTGTTCCTGAAGATTCAGATCGCGGCTTCATACAGTATGCGAATGTACCGCGCACTATTGCCGCGGTGATCTCCGGGAAAATGGCGACACTCCACGAACTGGACACGGCGTACAGCGTTCAGGATATGTGGTGGCTGATTGAAATAATGACCGTGGATAACACCAACAGAGCCATAGCAGCGGAGAGTGATCATGGCAGCAACGGTAATTGACGCCCTCCTGGTGACGCTGGGCCTTGATACTTCTCAGTTCCGAAAAGGCCAGCAGGAAGTCAGTGACGACCTGAAAAAGCAGCGCGAAGACGCCAAAAACACCGCCAAGGAAATGGCGGAGCAGGGGAAAAAGGCAGCAGCATTCTTCGGCAGCATAAAGACGGAGCTGCTGGCACTGACTGGCGTTACCGTCACTGCCGGCGGCCTGATGAGCCTTGTTAAAAATACCACGTCTAGCCTGATGGACCTTTCCATTCAGTCAAAGGCTCTTGGCATGACAGCCAGGGAACTTGATGGATTTGGAAAGGCTGCAGAGTCGGCAGGTAGTTCTTTTGAGAGGATTACGGCCGCCTTGCAGGGGTTCCAGGCTGCAAAGCAAGGTTCTCTATTTGGGGATACCAGCAGCCCGATCTTTAGCGGAATGCGAATGCTTACGGCGTTAACTGGTGATACTTTTGACGTCTATTCAAAGGATGCCAAGTCACTTGCAAGGTCTTATCTGGAGTCACTCAGGAAAGTTAAAGACCCAAACATTCGGCGCCAGATTGGTGCTATGGGTGGCTTCGATGATGCGACCATTCAGCGAAACCAGGAGGGTAGATTTCTTCCGGATGTTGACCGCTTAACAAAAAGCTCTGGAATAACTGATGCCTCTGTTAAAGGGGCGAAAGAGTTTACAGAAGCATGGGTGGTGCTCAACCAGAACCTCGAAACCACAAAAAACCAGTTTTATACCTTCCTGATCCCGTATGTGCGTGAGTTTAATGGCGTTCTTCTTCAGTTATCAAACTGGATGAAATCTCATCCAGATGAGATGAGACAAAAAGTCGAGTCCTTTTTTGGTGCCATTGAGAGCGGAGCTAAGGTGGCAGATAACGCTGCGAGATCTGTTGGTGGTTGGGAAAACGCGATCAAGCTACTCATCGGCTTAAAGGTTGCGACATGGGTGATGGGAATCACAAAGGCTTTTACTGGATTGTTCGCCCTCACACCACCTGCGTGGTTTGTCGCTGCCAGTGCTGTGGGTGTAGGGGCTTATCAGAACATATCCAATGCCGCAACCAAAGCAGACCATACTGATTCTCTTTGGGAGTCAATAAAACAGCGCTGGTCTGCAGGTGGTTGGTATAACAATCAGCAAAATATACAAGCTGTATCACCGGAGCAAAGAAAGAAAGATCAGGATGAGCGTTCATTCTGGGAATCAACTAAAAATCTTCTTTCACAGGCTGTGAATGCATTAATTTCTCCGGCTGGGGCAGCATCCATGCAGCCAAATATTGTTGGCGGCTACCAGCCAAATGTCCCGCTTAACGCGCAGGCCGCTCGCCTTGGCGCCAAAGGGAAGGCATTTCTTCAGGCAATGGCTGGCGAATTCGGGGCGCTGGAAGGTAAATATGGCCTACCTGCCGGACTGTTGTCTTCGGTAGCTGCTACTGAATCAGGTGGAGATCCATTCGCGGAGTCGAAAGCTGGCGCTAAAGGCTTGTTCCAGTTCATGCCGGGCACCGCAAAGGATATGGGGCTGAAAGGTCGTGATGTTTTCGACCCCCACAAGTCAGCTGATGCCGCTGCAAGATACCTGCGCTATCTGCTGGAGGCTACGGGCGGAGATCTGGAGAAAACCCTTGCTTCCTACAACTGGGGGCTCGGAAACGTCCAGAAGAAAGGCATGGACAACCTGCCGTCGGAAACTCGTAATTACGTCCCCAAAGTCATGGCCGGAATGCGTCCCGGCGCCGGTATGGCCGTAGACCGCGCGATGCCGGGTCAGGCTGGCGGTGTTTATAACTTTTATGGCACCAAAATCACCACCCAGGCCCAGAACGTGGAACAGCTTACCAGCGACATCAAAAAGCATGGCGACAACCGCGTCATGCTAATGGCTGGCTACTCAGGACAATAACTCATGTCGTTTTCTCTGAATGTCTCGACAGTGCTATCCGCCATTCAGGGAGGAAGCCTGTTATCCGTCCTTAACAGCGCTCTGTCGCCAACGTACCGGATCACCTACAACACCGTTGACAAGTCGCTTTTGACGGCTGCAGCCGGGCAGGAGGTTTTCTCTCCTTCCGGCTGGGTTAGCGTCGATCGCTACGGTGATGCTAACGTGACGAAGGGGCCGGTTGAAAATGGGCAGTATACTTCGTACAACAAGGTCCGGCAGCCATCGGAGTTAAGGGTGATCCTGGCACTTGAGGGATGGACTGCATATACAGGTGCGCTTCCAAACCTGACAAACTTATCTCTTCTTAGCCGAAGTAATTTCATTCAGAAGCTGGATGAGATGAAAAACACGGCCAGCACCTACAACATCGAGACGCCGGACACGGTGTATTACAGCTACGATCTTACCCACTTCGATTACTTTGTGGGCTCGTATCGCGGGCAGACGTTGTTGATGGCGAACTGCACCTTCGAAGAGATAATGGATAGCGGTGAAGTAATTATCGCTAACGGGGTTTCCGGTAAGGCTCCGACAGATAACGACAAAACAAACAATAAGGGCGCTGCAAAAACAGAGGTAATCACTGCTTCAACTAAAGAAGTAACGCTTACTGACGCAAAAAATGCATGGACAAGCGGGAATACATCGCTATCAAGCGCCCTTGATCTTACCGGGAGTGCCATAGTTTCAGGTGTCAATTCGGCGGCCAAATCGGTATCTCAAGTATGGGATAACTCATCAACAGCGGTCGCAAAACAGATCAAAAGCACGGTGGCTGATTTTCTTAAAAATAAGGTGATGTGACATGCAGGAAATTAGCCTATCACCGTCACTTTCTCAAAAGGTGTATGTCACGCTTGGCGGCCAAAACTGCGCGATCAAGCTTCATCAGCGCTCAACTGGATTCTACATAGACCTGTATGTTGATGACACTGCAATTATGCAGGGTGTTCTCTGCCTAAACTGTATATATCTTGTCAGATATAAGTACCTTGGATTTAAGGGAGATCTCATTTTTGTAGACACAAAAGGAGATTCCGATCCGGTTTATGACGAAATAGGGACGCGCTTTAAGCTTTATTATGCATCGAGCGATGAGGTGGGCCGATGAGTTACAAGGAAAGAGAGATAACGGTTGAGTTTACTCTGGCCAATGGGACCTTTGACGGTAAAAAAGGTAACACGCTCATAGCCGAAGGGTTCAAGTGCGAGCTTTCTGTTTCGGCTTATGGGGGAGCTACAGGGACGATGATGGAGCTTAGCCTGTGGGGCTTATCCCTTGATAACATGGCTAAATTGACCACCAACTCCGAAAAATTCTTCGGTGAGCAGCAAAACGCCATACGGGTTTTTACTGGAGATGTTTGCGTGTTTATGGGCACGATAATATCTGCCAGGGTAAATCTGAATCAGATGCCTGACGCTCCGATTGAAATAACGGCCTCAGCTATTGGAAAGGAAAAGCTTGTCGTATGCGAGCCAACTTCAATTGAAGGTGAAGCTTCTGTCTCCGATATGATAAAAGCACTGGCCTCTAAGGTGGATTTGAAGTTCGTAAACGTTGATGTTAAATCGGTGCATAGCAACCCCTATTATGAGGGAAATGCTATTGAGCAAATTCAGAAAATTGCGGCCGACCATAATATCATCGCAGATATAGACTTTGGGACGGTTACAATCTACACAGGGAAAAGCCCTATTGACTCTGTAGTTCCATTTATATCTCCTGAGAATGGATTAATTGGCTACCCTATTTTTTATGATATTGGTATAAACTTTCGCTGCATTTATTCACCGTCAATAAAGCTGGCTCGAAAAATAAAACTGGAAACCTCTCTCCCTCATGCAAGCGGGGATTGGATAGTCCAGTATGGAACCACTCATTACTTGTCATGCAGGGTCCCCGGTGGTCTGTGGGAAACGTTCGTTGTAGCTTATCCGGGATTTGTATTTGGAGTATGAAATGCTTACCAAGCAAAAGCCTAGTGACATGTCGTGCCAGGGGAACGCTGTTCTTTCGCTTATAGCCGGAGCCATAAAGGGCTGCGTATTTGCCGATATCGTTTTAGTCAAAAAAGTGAATGGGAAGACCCTTACCGTTTTTCCTCTGGTTACTGGAACAAACGCTTCTGGCGGATCAATTGAAAACCAGGATGTTTACAATGTTCCATTCATTCAGTACCAGGCTGGAAATAGTTCGGTAAAAATGACGCCCAGAGTAGGTGATATTGGCTTGGTGATTGCCTGTGATAAAGACATCACAAATGTGAAAAAAACTAAAGGCGGAGGCCCTCCACCAACTCAGCGGCGCCATTCATACTCGGATGCTGTTTACATCACTGCTATCGCTAGTTTGAACGATGAACCCACGGAGTTCGCTGAGTTTACAGGAGGCGGAATAAACATACAGAGCCCTGGAGTGGTTAACATAAACGGCCTGAAAATCCTTGCTGACGGAACGCTTCAACTGGCTGATGGCTCAGTGGTCGATAGGCACACGCATGGTGGCGTTGAGACTGGCGGAAGCAACACGGCGCCGCTTGGTGGCTAACATCAACATAAAGAGGATTCAGCATTATGAGCCAGGTTATGAGTAATTCAGATTGGGGTATCTACTTCAGCCTCTACCCCATCGTGGGGATAAAAACATTTGTCCAAAATATCGAATACTTTCGTCAGATAACTCATTTGCCCGCAGCGCATTCCACTTCTCCAGAGCGGCGGCATAATGCCGTTTTCTCAGAGGAATGCCGAGAAGGCCAGCTTCTGGGAAGTCAGGATGTTTCGCCACCAATGCCTTAAGGTCCTCTTCCGCTCGAATCATTTTGAGGTTTACATCGCCAAGTGTGTAGTCAATGGATGCTCTGGCGCATAGTACGGCACCAATTCCTGACAGGCCGCCCTGGAGAAGGTATTTTTCGATGGATTCAGGGAAGCTGTCAGAGTCATTTAAGTTGGGGTTCTGCCCGCAATAAGCGAGAACCAAGAGCAACTCTTCCGTCCTTATTGTATCTGGCAGTTCTGTCAAGAATTGCAATAGCACTTTCCGTGCGTCCAGACTTTCCATGTTGACTCCTTGTGGGTTCAAAGCATCACCATAAAGTGAATCGGAAATACTTGAAATCCTGACATTTGATCAGTGTGGATTATTACAGTACAGGACAGATAGACGCATGAGCTTGTTGGGTAGTAGTATCTGGGGGGAGCCGAACCGATCCCCTGGAGCCGTGATGATGATTAAACATTCCTTGCTATTCTCAATTCTGCTAATAACCACCACTCTTTCATATGCAGAGACGCTTGATGATTTCTTTAATAAAAACAAAGCAATTAACGATGACATTGAAATTAGGCTGGCCATTAAAGAGAAAGCCTTTCAGCTTGCTTCATCGGAAGCATATACCGAGGGTTCTAATGATCTTGCCGGCAGAAGTAGCAGTCTGATGCGTAAAGATGGTGGCAGTTACGCTAGGTATGCAGTGAAAACGCTCGTGGATGCTTGCAATAATATAGGTCCATATCAAAGCCGCCTTGATGATGATGCGTGTAAAAGGCTAGAAGGCAAGGTTGGCGGCATAAAATAATGAAAGCCCACCATTGTGTGGGCTTCTTCTTAGCCGAATCTGTCTTTAAAGCTGATGTCACTTTTTCTTTTTTTCATTTTGCTATTGCAGTTCGGACAAAGGTGTTGCTTTTTGCCGTCGATCTTCCAAGTGTAGTAGTTCCGTTTAAACCCTGTGCCGCATACATCGCAACGACTCGGTTTAAACAGTTTTGCCAGAAATACCAGCACGATAATCCCTATGATCCATTCCATCTATGACTCCTTGCTGTAGATGTCTTTAAGCGTTTCAAACACAACCTTTTTAAACTGCTCTGCCTGCTGGTCTGCAAGGCGCTCGGCGTCGTCGCGATAGCCAGTTACTGGCGATGGCTCAGATAATGCCACTTGCACTATTTGGACCAGTTCAGCGTTGATGGAACGACCGTTCATCTTGGCCCTCTGGTCAAGTTTTGCTTTCAAATCAGCAGGAAGTCGCAACTTGAATTGCGGATCATCTCTGGACATTAATTCACCATGTTTTTTCTTGACAGCATATAACGGTGATAGTACATTCTCAAGTGAACCACGGTGGTTCACATTGCGGGAGCGTAAATGAAAGGTGCAAGAAAACTACCTCAGCTTAATTTGCGGTGGCCAGCAGAAACAATTGCGCTAGCTAAGCAGGTAGCTGCGGAAAATGGCAGGTCTGTGAACGAAGAGCTTTATCGAATGTTTATGGACAAGATGAAAGAAGAAGGGCGATGTGTCGCTTAAAAGTTGAAGCCCCAACTGCAGCAACAGTCAGGGCTTCGGTATCGAATAAATCGGATGAGGAATTATCGACATGACAAGTATAGCAATTCTTGAAGCAGTTAACACCTCTTACGTGCCGTTCAACGGTCAGCAAGTGATAACTGCAGTTGCTGCTGGGGTGACTTACGTGGCAATGCGTCAGATTGTAGAGAACATCGGAATGGACTGGACTGGTCAGTCGGTAAAGCTGCGCAAAATGAAGGACAGATTCAACTGTAGAGATATCTCTATGGTTGCCGCCGACGGCAAGTTGCGTAAGCTTTTGTGCCTCCCACTGAAAAAACTCAATGGATGGCTGTTCAGTATCAACCCAGAAAAAGTCCGTGCTGATATCCGCGACAAACTGATCAAGTACCAGGAGGAATGCTTTACCGTTCTGCATGACTACTGGACTAAAGGCGAGGTTAAGAACCCGCGCAAAAAGACCACGGTCGATGAAAGGACGCCACTTCGGGATGCCGTTAACATGCTGGTAAGCAAAAGGCACATGATGTATCCGGAAGCTTACGCGATGATCCATCAACGCTTTAATGTTGACAGCATTGAGGACCTGGAGGCATCGCAGATTCCAACTGCAATCGAGTATGTTCACCGTGTTGCGCTTGAAGGGGAATTCCTTGGCAAGCAGGAAGCGCTGCCAGCGCCGAAGTTTGACGTTAACATTCCGCTTCAATGGTGGATCGATAACAACCCGTTGGTTCGCAGTGGCAACCTGTCATTTGGCAGGGGCTGCACTGCTCCTGCACTGGATGTGACGATGGATATGCTTTGCGGCGATAACTCGACATCTGCGGCCATTCGCCTGATTAACGTTCTGGAGGAGGCTGGCTTTGATGTATCAGCGCCGAAGGCCGAAATTGTAGCGATGCGCAAACATCTGGGTAATGTCGAGTACGGTATGAAGGCTATCGCAGATGCTTGCCGCCGGGCGGGAAATAAAACCATCTCGTTCCGTGGCGGAAAGGCTGAATATGTGATTGGTTAACCAACTACGAAATTTTCGTAAACAACACAAACCTCGCTTCGGCGGGGTTTTTTTATGGGAGTAAATCATGCTCATTACCCTGTCAATCGACACCTCACGCATAGACGACAAGATTCACGTCCTGACCGGAGAGCTTAAATCACGATTTCCCGATGGAATTTCTGAGCGAGTCGATAGCGAACTGTCTCGCCTGACTAACGACATCATCTTTACTGATTTCTCTTCCGCAGTCGGCGCAGATGGAGCCCGCGAGGTCGTCCAGCGTGTTGACTTCGGCGGGAGCTTTGATGCGTTCACTTCCGCACTCCGGGCAGGTGATTTTGATGTCCATGGCGATCGCCTCAAAGTTGTTTAAAGCAACATACCCAGGACGCCTGATTTATTAAATCCTGACATTTAACCAATGGATATTCATCCATGAAAACAATCTCTCTCAAACTCGATCCCGATACCTGGGATCTTGTCCTTGATGAGCTGGGTAATATCGCCACGGTTGAAAATCCCTACGCCTGCGCTCAGGACGTAGCGACGGCATGCCTGGCTATACGCGGCGAGTGCATTTACGAAAAAGACACCGGCGTTAATTACAAAGAGCTGCTGAACGTTAAGGCCAGCACCGGCGCCATGGCGGCCGCGCTTCAGGTTGAAGCGTTGCGGATGAGCTATATCGCGCGAGCTGAGCCGACGCTGATTAACAACCGCGATACGCGCCGCACTACCGGCGTTATTGCGATCGTGGATACCAACGGCCTGGATTCCAGCGTCACCCTGTGAGGAAAAAATGACGACAATCTCTACGGCGGTACCGGCCGTGACCTTTTCCACCACTGGCCTTGATGTTCCGGATGAGGGAGACATTCTTGCCGGGCGTATAGCAGATATTGGTTCTGCATTCGGGACGGCGATGAGCACGAACCTCAAGACGCCGCAGGGGCAACTGGCTGTCACTGATACTGCAATCATCGCAGACAAGAACGATCAGCTTCTGGCTATCGTCAACAACATGAACCCGGACTTTTCCTCCGGCAGATTTCAGGATGGCATCGGCAGGATTTACTTCCTCGATCGCATTGCTGCTGCGGGTACGGTTGTAACGGCCACATGCTCCGGCGTACCGGGGACGGTGATCCCGGCACAGTCCTATGCAACCGACGATAACGGTTATATGTACGTGTCCCTGGCGGCCGGAACGATAGGCGCCGACGGGACGGTGAAGATCGAGTTCCAGAACCTGACTACCGGGCCGATAGCTTGTCCCATCGGCACCCTGACAAACATCTATGTCGCGGTAAGTGGCTGGTCGAGTATCACCAACGAGACCGCGGGTGTACCGGGCTCGAATGTTGAAGGGCGATCTGCATTTGAGTATCGCCGTCGCCAGTCAGTGGCACGTAACGCCTTCAACACGGCAGCGGCTGTGCGGGCTGCTGTCCTGGAAGTCGATGGGGTGCTTGATGTTTATGTGATCGACAACAAAGAGCCGACTTCTGTCGAAAAAGGTTCCACGAATTACACGCTGCTTGCCAGCTCGATTTATATCGGGGTTTATGGCGGGGCAGTGGCAGACATTGCAGCGGCCATCAATAAAAAACTTCCCCCGGGCACCGTTATGAACGGTGACACCGCCGGGACCGTGCAGGATACCGAAAATTATGACGCCCCTTATCCGGAGTACACCTACAGGTGGAAAACGCTGGATGCGGTGAGCGTTCATATCAAGGTGGAATACGAGGCAAATGATGGCCTTCCGTCAGATATCAACACGCAGATCAGAACGGTCGTCCTGAATTCCTTCACCGGCGCAGATGGTGGCACCCGGGCACGTGCCGGCGCGCGAATTTATGGCAGCCGCTATATCGGACCCATTCAGGCGCTTGATGCACAGAACATGAACGTGCTTTCGGTCCAGATCTCTCTGGACGGAACCACCTGGTCTAGTGCGCTGACCATGGGCATTGATCAGGAACCGACCCTCGATGCAACAAACATCATAACGGAGGCGGTAAGTGAATAATGTCGACTGGACGATCTACGCGCAGTACGTGAACTCAACCAGCCTGCGGTCACTGATTGACACCTTTAACGCTTCTGTAGCGCCAGAGGACTGGATAGACACGTTCTATGACCTCGTATTCAACATCGAGACCTGCGGCGATTACGGGCTGATGTGCTGGGGTAAAATCGTTGATGTAGAGCGTTTGCTGACTGTGACGCCATCCCAGCAGTTTCTGGGGTTTGGCGAAGCGACCAGCACCCCAGCAGAACTCACCGATCCGCAACCCTTTAACCAGGCACCTTTCTATACCGGTGTACAGGACACAAACACTGTCGTCCTGACCAATGACGCATACCGCAAGCTAATCATGTGCAAAGCGATGGCTAACATCAGCGACTGCACCGTGCCGGTCATGAATCGCATGCTGATGTACATGTTCGGCGCCAGCGGGCGAGCTTACGTGCGTGACGATGGTAACCATGTCATGAGCTACGTATTCGAGTTTCAACTTTCCGAATCTGAGCTGGCCATAGTGCAAAGCTCCGGCGCGCTTCCTTCCCCGCCTGGGGTAAAAGTAAACATCGTTCAGGAGGTCTGAATTGAACAATTCAGCCATGCCGTCACGTCTGACGGTTGTTTTTTCTGCGAGTGGTGACAAAAACACGATCCCGGTAAATTCCACCCCTGAAACGTTAGCTGATGGCCTTGCCGCGATGGACTCAGGATTTCCTCCGCTTACCCGCATCGCTCTATCTGCTGGCGGTAAGCCGCCAAAGGGGCAGGATTTTAATGGGATTTTTAATGATGCCTATACTCGCCTTCAATGGGAGCAAGCAGGAGGTTTCTATACATTCGACTCTGCATTTTCGGCAGCTATCGGTGGATACCCAAAAGGCGCGATTCTTATCAATTCAGCCAGGGATGGATTCTGGCAAAGCTCTATCGAAAATAACACGACAAATCCTGATGCTGGCGGTATTGGATGGATTAATTATTCATCAGGACGACTCCTGAACGTGCAGACATTTTTATCATCCGGCACTTATACGCCAACCCCTGGTGCTAAGTCGGTTGTTGTTGAAATGGTTGGCGGTGGTGGTGGGAGCGATGCTGCCCCAGCCACTGGAGCGGGGCAGGTGTCAATAGTTTCAGGTGGTGGGGCTGGTTCATATGCTAAGGGTAGATTTTCAATAAATTTCACCAGCATTAGCATCGTTGTTGGCGCTGGCGGGCAGGGAGGCACCGCAGCATCTCCGGTTGGCTCTGTTGGTGGTTCAAGCTCATTTGGAGCGCTAATGGTTGCGCCTGGCGGAACAAGAGGGCCGTCTGCCGGACCAGCAAATCCACCTTTTCTACCTCAGGGTAATGTCGCATCAAGCGCTCCTTCCGGTGCCAATATCATAGGCTCTCCAGGAGCCCCATCTACACCTGCATACGCTAACGCAACCCAGTCATTCCTCGGATCACCTGGGGCAAGTAGCGTTTTTGGAGGCGGGGGATGGGTGCCATCATTTGGAGATCCGGCTATTGATGGACAGGCATATGGTTCAGGCGCATCTGGTTCTTCACAAGGACCATCCTCTCCGGCAGTGAATGGCGCCCGGGGGAAAGAAGGCATCGTGATAATTTATGAATATTCATGAGAATAAAAAATGACAATCACCGAAACGCAAAAAACTGCTCAATTAGCAGCAGATGCCGCCGTTAGTGCCGCAGAAGCCAAACAATACATGCTGGAGGCTGAGCAAGGATATCAGGATACTAGTGCTGCCGCCCAGCAAGCCCAGGATGCAGCTGGATCAGCTCTTTTATCCAAGCAGAGCGCGGCTACATCAGAAGAAAATTCACTGCAATATGCAACAGAGGCGGGAGTTGCAAGAGATGAGGCTGTAACAGCAGCATCTAATGCCTCTGAATATGCACTGAACAAATTCACGTTCTATAAGACTGCCAGCGATCCTGATGGCACCATTGCAGGGCTGGCAGCAACTATTGACGGCCAGTCGTTCTGGGTAGCCCAGGGTCCGGATGCGCTTTCTGCTGCATGGCAGTATCAAAACAATGCTGGCGTGGCCGTGCTGCAGGCCAAGCAGCCGGGCACCGCGGCCATAACAGGGACAATCCGCGAGTTTCCGACACTGGCTGCGGCGCAGGCAGACGCAGATGCTGGCAACATACCGGTAGGATCAACTGCTTATTATCGCAGCACGGACGACAGCGCTCTCGCGATCGAGGTCATGAACGTTGGTGGAATTCTGCAACCTACCGGGCAAAAAACTCCCTCACAAAAATACATCAACTCGATGATCGTCACAGATGATAGCTCCCCCATCATGACTGTAAATGACGACGTCGGCTTTAGGCTTGCCGCACTAGGGCGAGATCTACTTCAAAACAGAGCGATACATGCTGAATATGACGATACTCTTGAAGGGTTCATTTTTAGAGATAGTGTCGGATTTATAATTCAGCAAATAGGGGTCCCACTTCTTAGCAATGTTGATGATATACAGCCAATAGTTGAACAGGAGCAGTTAGTTACAAAAGCATTGCATGCGGAGGCAACTGATGATGTAACAGGGGTGTTGTTTCGAGACAGTGTTGGCTTCATCTTATTAAATGTGGATGGAGAGCAGCAATCAATATCTGACAGCGATAGTGCAGATATAGCCAAACGCAATTCTGACAATATCGCTGCTGCAGATGCCATGCGGGCAGAAATAAACTACTCTTTTCAGAGGCCTGTTTTTGATATAAATATAATTGTTACTTATGGGCAGTCATATAGTAACGGAACGCAAGGGCAACCTTGCCTTACCAGAGCAATAAAAGATTCTCTTAATTTAAAGATGCTGGGGATGTCAGTCAGGCCACTAAATGTGCATAGTGGGTCTACATTTAACCCAGTTGGTAGCGCAGCGCTTACCAATTTGGTTGCTGTAAATCAAAGTGATGATGATGGTCATATCATGACTGATGCTGAAGTTATTGCAGCCAGCCCATGGTCTAATAATTATGGTGAATCAGTTGATATTGCCTCTTTGCAAATGTGGAGAACAATGCAGTTCCAGCAAAAGGCGATTTCATCAGATTCTCGTCAGTATGTTGCATTAAACTGTGGTGTTGGCGGCCAAATTATCGAAAACCTTGAAAAAGGTGCATCAACCGGTTTTTATAACAGGATTATTTCAGCGGTGACGCAGGTTAAGGGCATAGCTGATGCAGCTGGCAAAACCTGCGGCGTGGTTGGGTTATTGTATCTGGGGAATGAGTACAATTACGACAGTACGAAAGGTGGAACCACCGATAGAGTGACCTACAGAAACAAACTGCGTGGGTTAATTGATGATTTCATCAGCGATACAATTGCAATCACCGGACAGGAGTCCGTGCCGCTAACTTTACTGTATCAGACTGGAGGCAGTTATACTCGCGATGTAACTAAAATGTCCATTGGAGAAGCCCAACTTGAAATATGTGCTGCTGACCGGAATGTTATGATGGCCTCACCAAATTATATGGTTACAGGAAAAGGCGGCCATCCTGACGCAAATGGATATCGCTGGTTGGCCTCTCAGTTTGGAAAGGTTTTGCACAGAGTTCAGGATCGGTCTCAGCAATGGAAACCATTGCAGCCCAGGAACATTACAATAAAAGGGAGCCTAATCAGAATAGATTTTTTAGTATGGTCGCCGCCACTTAAGTTTATGTCTTCTTACGCGATTGGCACGGTAGCCCAGGATTACTCTGCCAGAGGATTTAGGGTCACAGATGATCTTGGTGATGTTCCGATATCATCTGTACAAATTGTCGCGGCGACAGTGGTTGATTTAGAATTATCCAGGGAGACATCAGGTAGTGTATTTGTCTGGTACGGCAGCGAAACGGCATCTGGAGGTTGCGGAAATTTGTTTGATAGCGATGGAACAATATCTATATCAAATTATGAATACCGCCCTGACCTTGGAGAGCGATCCTCTGCGAATATCACCGCCCTTGTAAATAAACCATATCCACTAAACAATCCATGCGTGGCTTTTTATCGGCAGGCTACTCCACTTTAAAGGACAGATAAATGGGAACTCGAATCATTACTAATGACTTTGTAGGAGATAGTGGGTTAGGTTTTGATCCACTAGTCAGGAGAGGGTTGCAATACTTAAACTTTTTTGGCGGTACCGCTGATAAAACAGGTCGAAATCTGGCCCCGGGAGGCGCAGCCGCAACGGTTCTTGGCTCTCCTGTGTTGCAAACAAACGGCGTTCAGTTTACACCAGCAGGGACACTACTTGACAGCGGAATACTGCAGCCTCTCGATTTTACATTTTTCACTATATTTAATTGCCCAACTCTCTCGCAGATTCTCTTGTTGAGCAACTTTAATGGTGCTCGGCAGTCTGGCTCA